TAATCACTGCAACACCAGCGGTAGTCGCCGCGCTGTTTGTAACCGTAAGTTTAAGATCAGCCGTGCCAGTATTAGCCCATTCTCCTGTGCCGCCACCCTCTGTGGTGATGGTTTTAAGACCAGCAGTTGTACCAGTAGCCAAGGCGTTTATGATTGTTGTGGCCCCGCCAACCGTATCACCAACACTAATGTTTGAGGTTGTGTTCGCTGCTGTAGACAAATCGACAACAACATCAATGATATGAGAGTCCGCAGGGATTACCATGGTCGTAGCACCCGCGGCAATCGCTCCGCCGGAAAGATCCATTGTGTGCGCCTGCATCATCGTAACATAGCCAACATTGGCGATGTTCGTGCCTACAGTTGTGCCTGTTGTATTCTTGATATTACCTGCCCGTATCGGGCCTGAAAAAGTTGTAGTACCCATGAGAATCTCCTGTCGAGGTAAATGTCAGCCGCACCATGCGACTGTCAGGGATGCTTATACGATACAACAGGCTTAATTAAAAAGAAAGTGCCTCTTTACTCCTCCAGAACTTCCGTGGCGACAGGAAGGCTTACTGGGTGCTGGTAGCAAGCCTCTGGGTTTCCTTGGCCTGCTTCAGTCAAGAACGTGGTTGCAGGCGGCTCTTGACCCATAGGGCACTTGCATTCTGCTATACCATTAGGACCAATCTCGCAGTTCCAACTAAAGCAGTTGCTGGCCCTAGCGCCTTGGTTAAGACTTGCATCGCATTCCTGCACAGTCACCTTCATGTTTCGCACCAGCCTGCTAAAGTTGCTGGCCTCTTGCGGATAGTATTTCTTGGGGGCAAACAAGCTCCACACATGCTCACTATCGGTTGGATTGCATGAACCCTGCATATTGCCCATTGTGGTGTCTGCGATAGCCTCTCCGTTGAGGATAGGGCATTTACAAGCCACCTCTGGGTAGGCGATGCCGCTGGCCCCAGTAATCATCTTCCCCGTTGGTTTGCACGTTGATGCGGCGCACAGCGCATAATCGCCCGTGCAAGTGGTGATCTCTGCTTGTGCCGTCCCGCCCAGCAATATCAAAGCCAATATAAGTTTCTTCATCAGTGAGACCCCCTAAAATCAAACCGGACAATCACGCCTTCATCTGCGGAACCGGCTTGTGATTTGATTGTGAGTTTTGTCGTTGTACTTGCTGGTGGCCAATCCAGATCAAAGCTGCATTTCCACTCATCCCCAGTTTTAATCACGCCAGATTTCTTTTTCTGTGTCTGGTTTGACTTATAAACATTAAATTCAATTTCCCACTCTTTAGTCTCGGGGCGTTCGTTTTCAATCTGGTCGGTTCCAGTTATAACAATGTAGAAACTGCACTTGTCGTATGACCCCGGAACTTTCGTTTCATCAGTGTTGTTTCCAGACGGCCCAAGACGCATGTCTCCGTTCTTCCATTCAGCCATTTCTTCCTCCATGAAAAAAGAAAGGGGCCAAAACAATGGCCCCTTCCAAACCGCCATTAGCAGTTATTAAGTGTTAGAGCCGTAAACACAACGTGGGTCAGAGAAGCCGAAGCTATAACGCTCACGCGCCTTAAAGCGCATGTTACCCGTGTCGAAGTCACCTTCCATGTTAGTGGAAAGTGGTGTCCGCTCAAAGTGGATCATACCACGAGGAGCATCTGTCAACACGAAGAATGCATCCGGATCAGTGAGGAAGTCGTTGACGGCATAACCTTCAGGCAACATTCCCATTGAGCGGATCGCGTTAGTGTCGTTGTCGGCTGTGCCAACACGCAAGTTTGAAACCATCAAGCGTTCTGCAACGAATTGCAGTTGACGCGGGATGACCAACTTGGTGCCGCGCAGGGCGACCTTCAAGCCACGCTCGTCAACAAAACCAGCGATGTTGATCAGAGCGTCTTCCAAGGAAGTTTCGTTCAAATCAGCAGCCACTACTGGAGTGTTCGCGAATGTGCCGCCGTTAGTTAGCGGGTGGGAAACGGAGCAAAGAGCAACGCCGTCACCGCCAGCACTAGCACCACCAGTAAAGGCGTTGTTAAGTACTGAAGCAGCTTTGACTTGCTTTGTGTGCGCCATTGAACGAGCCAACGCACGGGTGTAACGTGAACCAAGACGATCATAGAGATTGTCCTCGATAGCTTCCTCAGTGATTGAGAACGCCAACGCCACTGTTTCGTGGTTGTAACGAGCAGTGTATGCTTCGTTAGCGTCGTCAAAGTTTACAGCAGAACCTTCCGATTTGGTTGGTGCTGCGCCGAAACCACTCAACATAACTTCTTCCTCGAATGCTCGATCAGAAGACTCTGTTGTGAAGATCTCTGCATGTTGGTTTTCGTACTTGTTGTACTCCATACCAAACAGGGCGTTGAGACCTGGTTCTAGCTCCTTCGCTAATTGTGCGCGTGAAATAGCCATTTTCTAGACCTCCTTTAAACGCCAGTAGTCGAAGGAGTACCAGCAGCAATCGCGCCATTGGCGGAATTAAAGCTGTTATTCAATCGAACAATTAAGGGGACACCAGCCGCTGCAAAGTCCGCATTGTCTGGGTCGTTTTGAATACCCATAATACGAAGCTGCAATGCCGCAGTTGATGCGATTGTGCTGACACCCAACTTAGCAGAAGAGATACCGGAGACCGAAGACCCGGAAGCACCCGCTGCGAAGTTTGCGTTTGCGAACACATGCCCACGCGCAGTTGCTTCGCTTGTAAGCGAAGCGTCTGAACAGATAACAAATGTCTGCATTGGGTTGTCATAGACAAAGGCTGTGACGGGATGATTACTATCCGCGCCTGACCCAGGCCAAGAGTTGGAGTAGACTTTTACACCAGATGCTGAAGAAACGTATTCGCAACCCCAGAAAACGCCTAGTAAACCTACCGTGCCGCCTGCCGCCGCGCCAACAATGTCAATAAAGCCAGTTGAAAGCGGGATAACAGGTGAGCCTTGGTAGATAGAGTTGGTGTTTCCAGAGGCAATACGGTACTCAGTCATACCAGTGGTGTTCGTAGCCTGACCGACTACGCCAATCGGACGTAGTCCGAAGGCACCATTACTGTTTGCCATTGTAGCAATCCTCTAAATTAATTGGAGTCGCGTTCACGACCACCAAAAGTTACACGACTTTGCCGATCATTGTGGATCGGCATTGAAGGATGTTGTTCCTTCATTAGGTCCTGGTCTACAGCTGTCATCTGTTCGCGGGTTCGGACCCCGTAGTACTCGTTTCTTTCGCGAGCTGTCTGTTCAGGCATTCGGCATAGCATCAGTCCACCTTGTCCTATAACGCCTGCATACCGACCATCGTCGATAGTTGGGGCCTCATAGTCTGGATACTCGTCTTTCCGGACAGGTTCCCATCCTTCACGAAGCTTGGAGTTGACATTCATTTTGTCTTCCTCGCCTCGCATTGCAACTCGTATCCAGCGATGCACAAATCCCTCTGGGGCATCTGGTGCAGCTAGGTGACTGGGCGGTGCCCAAGGTTTTCTGCGCGTTTCTGTTTCGCGTGTTGCGCTGTTGCGCGGTGTTCTAGTGTCAGTCATGGCATCAATCCTTTACATACTTTGCGTATTCTTCAAGAGGTACGCCTAGCCTTTTTGCAATTGCAACTGCGGAATGCGATAGCCTGACCGTCCTGCGCCCTGTTTTCGTGCTGCGGGATGCGGAGTTGCCAGCAGAAGCGACCTGACTTCCTCCACCCGATTTCTTTGCCGCAAATTTGTGAGGAAACTCCCCACGCATACGACGATTAACTTCAGTATAGTAGTCATCGCTGTTCGGGTCAAACCCTTCTTCCTCGACGAGCTCCTGATGAATGGTGTAGGCAGCGGTAGTCATTATCCTATCTTTGCCAAACCATTCGTTTTTGTCTTTCCAAGCCACAGCTTTTTGGTCCGGCACGGGTGCCGCCCGCTGCTGCTGTTGTTGTACAGGTTGCTGCTGCTGTACAGGCATCTTAGCCTGCTGTTCAGCCCTAGCTTTTGCAGTGTTGTACTGCTGCTGCTGGATAGCAATGTTAGACAAAACCTGTTGGGCCTCTAACATTTTATCCGTATCTCCAGCTTCATAAGCCTCTTTGTAGATGCGCTTTGCGCCATCTGTTTGAGACTCCAATCGACTCCCGTACTCAGACAAGTAGCCTGTATCCAAGGCCCTCACACGAGTTTTCAGCTTGTTATTCTCATCCAACAGCTGTTGGGAAAATCGAACGGCTTCGCCTTTGTCACGCTCTTCCTGACGGTATTTCTCCGTCAGTTTCTTGATGCGCGACTGCACACCCTTGCTATAAGTGTCTAGCTCTTCTTCGCTAGAAGCCTGCTTAACTCTTGGTTCTTCCTGACT